TTTTTAATAAGAAGTCGCAAATTTACAAGAAAAAACTATTGATATTTTACATTGTATATACTTGGCTTTGTACTAATTGTTTCTTCTCTGCTGCTGCGTTTTCTTTTTCTTTAAAATTATTATAATTTTGTTCCATAGTTTTTGTATTTGTTTTACATCCTTTACTAGATATTTTTAATTTAACAATTGATGTTACTAATAAACCAGTATAAACATACCACATTGCTTCTCCAACGTTATCTCTTGTTACAACTAATTTAAATAAATTATCTCTCATTCCAGATGCAGCTTCTGGGTATACATTATTTACAGGTTTAAATTCATTTTTCATAAGTGGTGTAATTGTACTCCAAAATTGTTCAAAATTACGTGGTGTTACTTGATTAATCATTATACCTGTATTGCCGAAAATCTTTATAATTGCATCAGCAGCGGTTTGCATTTTTTTCTTCATTTCAGAGTTCATTTCAGTATCGCCATCTATTTTTGGTTGTATTTCTTTATCTATTAATAATTGACTCATTATTTCATTCGCTGATTTAGATATCCAAAAATATCCTATTACATCTGAGAATGCACTTTTAAATCCAGGATATATAGATAGTATTATAACTAAAACTCCAAAAATTAATGTCCATGGCCAAAGTGTCATTATACCAGCTAAACCGATATTATCTGAAGTACTTCCTCCACATGTTGAATTAATATAATTGGTATTAATTATAGATTGAGTTCCTATAATCATAAGTATATAAATGGCTAAAGAAACATAATTATTTTTTATATATTTTGTATATTCATTTATATCACTTAATATTTGATAATTTAATTTAGGTTTGATTGCTTTATAATATACAAATGTTATTATTATAAATGCTATAACATTAATATGATTACCAGACATATAAATAATATGTATAAATTAATTTATAATTTTAACAATAATAATTATGGAATATGATATAAAACCAGAACTTACAGAACCTGGTGTAAAGTATTTTTTACACCAAACTTTAAAACAATGTCATATAAATCGTAATAAATTTCATAACACGATATTTAATATAGGATTATTTATAGCATTTATAATTGTTTTAGCAGTAATTTTATTTTATAAATACAAAGGTAAATTAACACCTGTTGAATTGGCAAAAAAAAATAAAATAAAACAACAATATATTTTATCGAAAATAAAAAATTTCCAACAAGCTAAACGCATTGCACATCAAGAATTAATAACTGGATTACCTAATTGGGAGAATGAATATGATATAATACATAATAAACCAACTTATTAAATTATATTAGTTTAAATAGAATAATAAATAATTTATTATATAAATAAAATATAAATGACAACTTTACCTGATATTAAAGAAGCTTTAAATGAATTTTTTAAATTAAAAAGTAAATATGAAACACAAATTATGGTAAATAAAAAAAAAATTATAAATAAAAATTTTTTAAGTAAAAGGGAAAAAAGACTCGAATACAATAAGCTTAAGCCAAAATGTATTAATTGTAAAAGACCAGGTGGCACTAATTTTTCTGTTTTATATGTTGCTGAGACAGATAACGAAGAATCTTATAGAAAATTACAAGCAATTTGCGGAATTATTTCTGAACCTTGTAATTTAAACATTAATATTCAATTAACAAAAGTAGAATTAATGCCTACACTTTTAAAAAGTATAGACAAAGAGATAAAACAATACAAAAATAATATTATTGAAGGTAAAAATAAGTTACTTTTTGGTTTTATAAATACAGAAGAAACGCTTCAAAATTTTGAAAGTATAAAAGAATATATTGGTAATTTAAGTTCTTTGTATGAAGAATATTTTGAAAGTTATAATAAAATAGTTGATAATGATGAAAAACAACAAGAATTAAATGATTCAACTGCTAATTTGTATATAGAAATTCAAAAAATTAAAGATTGTATTGTTAAAATGAATGAAACTAGTAATGTTCAATATGCGATAGATGCAGTAAATATTTATACTATTATGATAATGCCATTATTAAATAAAATTAATCAATTAAGATACAATGAAACTTTTATTTGGCATAATGAATACACGAATACGTGTAATTTAATACAAAATAAATATAGTATTGAAAATTTATCTTTTTCAAGTTCAAATGATAAAGTAATTGCATTTGATGTAGGTTTAGTTGCAACTAAACCAATGCCTAATAAAAAACCTATTGTTATATTATCTTCTTCTAGTGAACCTGAACTTGAACCTGAACTTGAACCTGAACTTGAACCTGAACCTGAACTTGAACCTGAACAGATACCTCAACCCACTTATGGCGAAGGTTTAGATGGTGTTAAATGGAATGTAACAGATTATGAAAATTTATGGTCTAAAATGCAATCTGAACTAAGGATTGCATTAGTGACTGACCATGAATGGATGCAAGAATTTATGGATAATTGTACAAAATCTAGAGCTTCTGGCAAACCATGTGAATTCATAACACCTAAAAATCTAATTATTCCTCCTGAAATTAATCCAGATGGAAGTGTTAACTTTGGGATAAAAATATATAATGACGCTTATAATACTTTAAATGAGGACTTAAAGAAAAAATATTTAACACTTTATACTGAAAAAGATGGAATAAAAAATTATAATTTGTTGAAAAATTCGATGAATGACATTGTAGCTAAAATGGTAAAATTTAATAAAGGATACATATAATTTTATTTTTTCAATATTTTGTTTTTATTTTCATTTTTTTAGAAGAAAATATAAACCAACAAGCAATAAATAATATTAAAAATATTATTTTTTTATAATTACAAAAACAAAAATTATAAAATAATGAATCCCAATTATTCCAAGATTGTCCAACAATATGTGCAAAATATATTCCTCCTTTACATATATTTTCATTACAAACATTACAATCACCAGCGTATTCTTCCCTATTTAAAATATACATATTTTGTATATTATTTGTTTTGTATTTATTTAACATATTTGTTAAAAAATAAGGCCCAGTGCTGTTCATTATATGCATATGTGGGCCTAAATAATAATAACTATTTACATATTTTGATAAATTATCAATACAAAATTTAAAAAATGTGTGTTTTGGTATGCACATATAAAAAGCATTTGTAAAACAAGCTGTATTTGATGATTATGTAAATACTATATCATAATGTAATAATTCTGACAAATTTTTCTTACATATTGTATCCATATCTAAATAAACTCCGCCATATTTATATAAAACTAAATAACGAAACGCATCACAACGTTGGATATTATGTTTATATGATTTATATGTATGTAAAAATTCGGGATAATATTTTTGAACAAATTCTTCCATCATTTGATCAGTCCATAATATATACTTAAAATCATTATTTACTTCTTTACATGAATTTACTGCATCTTTCCAATTATCTGGAATTACATTATTTTTCCACGTTTGATGTATAATTTTAGGTATCATAATATATATATAAATATTTTATAAAATATAATTATTATATATTATAATGCAATATATTTCAATACCCGTATTTTTAGTAAGTTTTGCTATTGGAATATTCTTTGTTTATATTTTAGGTCCAGAAATTAAAACAATTTATGTATATCCTACTCCAGAAAATGTTGATAAAATTTTATTTAAAGATAAAGCAGATAATTGTTTTAAATTTATAGAAGAAGAAGTAGAATGTCCTAGAGATAAAAATTTAATATCATCAATTCCTGTTCAGGGCTAAATAATATTTTTATTATAAAAAGAAAACTCTTCTTATAATATAATGGCAATTCATTTTGGTAAATTTGTTCATACTAAAACCGGTAAAATTATAATGTCTATGTTGTTAGGTTTTGGTTTGGCCTCTCTTTTTAGAAAAATGTGTAAAGGTAAAAATTGTAATGTTTATCATGCTCCGCCTTTAGATACTTTTAAAGATAAAATATACAAAAATGAAACAGGTAAATGTGTGAAATATACACCTGTAGCCAGTAAATGTAATTCTAGTGCAAAAATTATAGATTTTGAATAGATTTTGAATAGATTTGCGTAATTAATATAATAATTATATTTATGCTTTATAATAATTATGAGTGAATCAACCAGCATTTTAGATTTACCTACTGATCCTCTTGGTGGTGGAAACATAAGTAATGGTATAACTTTATCAGCATCTGAACACCAATCTCCACCTGGTTTATCTTTAGATCAAACAACAATTAACCAAATTGTAAGTGGAATTCAACAAGCTAGTATAAATGGTTCTACAAAATTACCATCTAGAGATATACCAATGACAACTACTGCTTTCAGTAATGATCCATATGTTAGACCCAATTATGTACCGCCACCTCCTACAACTAATAGAGATTATATTCAAAATCATGAAGATACAAATGATATGGTAAATAAATATAATAAAAATGTAGAATATAGCAAATCCTTGGATAATATGTATAATGAAATACAAACACCTTTATTAATTACAATTCTGTATTTTTTATTTCAATTACCTTTTTTCCGTAACTTGTTATTCAAATTTTTACCTTTCTTATTTTTAACAGATGGCAACTATAATATGAATGGATACTTATTTACAAGTGCATTTTTTGGTTTATTGTTTTATATTTTTAATAAATTATCTAATTTTTTTAATGTTTTTTAGATAAAATATATAAACAGAATGCAATAAAATATATAGATGACAGACTTTATTAGAATAATACATACGAATTATTATGATATAATTAAAATGAGTGTGTTTAATTTTTTGAAAACTGGGAATCCTGTATATGATACAATAATTTCCACTTTTGTAATTAGTATTTTTGGGTTTTTAATTAATTATATTTATGATTTCGGGTTAAAATATTCAACATTTATTACATTACATGATATAAAAGATTTATTTTTTAAAAAAAATATGATTATTATTGAAGGAAGAAGAAATTATGTGTCATCTCAATATTTTTCTAACTTTAATGTCTCTTCTGTCTATAGTGATCGGTTTAAAGCATTTTGTAATTATATTATATTTAATATAAATAATAATCAAGATATTTGTGTAATAAAAGAAACACATAGTAATTATCAATCATCTGAAGATGGTGATAATAAAAAAAAAATAATTAATATTTTTATGGTACATCAAAAAAATTATTTTAAAATAGATAATAATATTTTTATAAAATCTATTAATGAGACAGAATTAGACACTCATGAAAAAGATAAAGAAAAATCAAAAGTAGAAAAAATTACTTTACAAATTTATTCTTATGATTATTCGATAAGTTATTTGAAAAATTATATAGATAATATTACTGAAAAATATTTAGCATCAATTAAAAATAGTCGAACAAATAAACAATTTATATATTTTTTAGAAAAAAAAGAAAATATTAAAAAAAGTATAGAAGAATTTAAAAATACTGATTATTGGAGAGAAGATCTATTTGAAACTTCAAGATCATTTCATAATATTTTTTTTGATGGAAAAGAGGAAGTAATAAATAAAATTGATTTTTTTCTGAAAAATCGACAATGGTATTATAGTAAAGGGATACCTTACACTCTAGGAATTGGTCTTCATGGTCCTCCAGGCACAGGAAAAACTTCTTTTATTAAAGCACTTGCTAATTATACAGGACGTCATATAATCGTTATATCATTTAAAACAATAAAATCTAAATCAGATCTTGAAAAAATATTTTTTGAAAACACATATAATGAAAATAATGAGAGAGATAGTATTACATTCGATAAAAAAATTATTGTTTTTGAAGATATAGATTGTATAGGAGATATTGTATTAGATCGCAATAAAAAAAAAAATCATTTAAAAAATGATAAGTTAAATGTTAGTAATTT